TTGCCTTGGCTTCATTGATGCCATCGCGAAGTTCTAAATATCGACGACTAGTATCAACGTCTGAAATGAGATTGGCAAATTCGGGCAATTCAGAAATAGTTTTTACAACACAATGACTTGAAGAGGTCTTAACTGGAAGACGCGTAGGATAAACCTTTCCTAATGACATCGCGTGTGATGTAATAATTAGCCTAAACAAAAATGCAAGGATATAGTTCATAGTTTAATTATGCGTTGTTTTGCTATACTTGTTTTTAAAAAAACTATTTCAATTTTATTTATGCTTACCATATTATTTAAAAATTGATTTATTATTATACTAGCTTTGTTTATAGTATAATAATAAGCATAATGCCCTTTACAAAAGCAACCAAGTTTTTATATAGCAAGACGCTATTTAATATGTTATTTTTAAATGAAGTGGGGCCTCTTGGGCGATGGAGTCAAGAACGATGCGCTATTAAATTAAACAAAAAAATAGATTTGGCAAATGAAGACAATTGTGGTCCTTGTGGTCATTATATATTAACTAAATTAGATTTGACTAAGAAAAATAATACTAAAATTTCTAGTGTTAGTCCATATTTAATTGCCGAACACGAAGAACAAGAGCAAGTAAAAAATTAATCATTAAATAGTGAATTCAATTTTATATGTGCTTCATTGTAATATTTTTTCCTATATTCTCTCATAGTTTCATCTTTAATACGCGTAGTTTTAAAATAATTATATGTTTTATTTTCTTGTAATAATTCTATTATAAAATATAACGAATACATACCGCATTGTCCATCGCTAAATTGATGCGTGAATCCTTCATTATTATCGGCAATTAATTTAATATTTAAATTATGTGCTTGATTTACTATTCTGTCAATTAAAACTTTGATTTGTTTTGGTGTTTTAGTTCCATTGCTATCAAAATAAAAAATAAATTTTTTGTCCAAGTCTAAAAATAGTGAAATCCAATGTTGTCCAGGTTTACTATGAGGATCGGTATTAAATATTACGCCAATTTTAGTAATATTATTTTTTATATGTTCCTCTAAATTAAAATTACATAATTGCTCCCATACACAAGTTGAAAATAATTCTTTTGAATCAAAATCTATAGGTGATGGTCCTATAAACTTGAAATTTTTATTGGATTTTTCATATTGCTTCATTATTTTTATTATATCAACGCTGGATAACCATGTATTTGGTTTGCTAGACCAAGTATCAGGAGAAAAAGGTTTGAATATTTCTTTTATTAACAAATCACTGTTATGTACTTTATTTAATGGAGTATTTTTTAACCAGCATAATTCATCATAACATTGCTTATCTAATTTGTTCTTAAAGTATTCCCATATTTCTTTGCTATTATTTGTTACTATTTTGTCACTATTATTAGCATTCCATACATCTTTAAATACTTGTAAGTTGCTTCTAGAATAGCATGTAAAATCTTTCAATTCTTGGTCTACATTTTTATTTTGATATGGCGAACATTTAAGTTTATTGAATTGTTTATTATATTTTCGACTTTTTTTAGGTTTCTGTTTATACAAACGCATTTTCTTCGATGAGTTTCTTAATGTTTTTGTAAATTTGTTATATATATTGTTTTTAACATCAAACATTATAATTATAATGTTGCTAATTAATATATAATTATAAAAAAATTATTCCCTTTTTTGTGGAAGTATTTTCTTATTAAATTTGTTTGATTTTCTTACAACAAATAAATCTAAATTTTGTATTTTTTTTGATGTATCAGTTGGACACATGCAATTAATTGTTTCAGTTGTTATATTAAAATCGCCGACTGTTTGATTATTTAAACTATTGTTTGAGTACTCTTTTAATTCGTCTTTTATTATGTTTTTCATTTTTTTTTCTTTTAAATGTAATATTAAGTTTAATACATATAATAAATAATACATTTTATATTTTTCATTAGTATTAGTATTAGTAGTATTAGTATTAGTATTAGTATTAGTATTAGTATTAGTACTATTATTAGTATTACTAGTATTACTAGTCAATAGTTTTTCTAAAGTAGAATTATTGTATTTTAGAATTTGCTCCTTATATATTTTAATATTGTCTTCTAAATTATCAAATATTTCTTTTAATAAACTATTATTGTTCAATAAATTTTCTAATTTATTTGTTTTTGTATGTTGAACTTGGTTTGTTAAATATAACAAGTCTATATTGTTTATAAATGATTCAATGGATTTAACCTCTTTAACCTCTTTAACTTCTTTAACTTCTTTAACTTCTTTAACTTCTTTAACTTCTAAATCTATATTTACTATGTTCATTTGTTTTGACTTCTTAATTTTATTATTTTTATTATTTTGTTTCATAACTTACGTATTATAATAAACTTTATTTTAAATCTTTTAATTGAACTCGTGTTGAGTTATAAAATATTTCATTTCCAATTGAATTTGATATATTTGGATTAAAATCATTAAAACTTTCTTCTTTAAATAATAACTGTGCGTCTAAATTAGCATTGTGTGTTAAAAAATTAATATTATTTTCATATAAATCGCTATTAGTATTTGGAAGATAGGCAACTTGGTCTGCTTTTTGTAAAGCAAAAAATTGGTTTCTTAAAGTAGATTCTTTATCAACGTTTGTAGCAAATCCGTAAAAATGTGGTTTTCGCGTTCCTGGGAAAAATGTATTGCTTACATCATATAATGCGTTATTATTTATAGGAATGGTTGCTTCAATAGGGTGATTATAAGTAGGCATCAAAGTATATTTTGTATTTACCGGTCTAAATGAAAAATTCATTGCTAAATTATTTGATGGAAAATTTCTATTTGCTATTGAATTATTTATACTATTATGATTCTCAAAATTATGTAAAGTCACATTATACAAATCATTAGTTGTTGTCATTTTATATTATAAATACTATATAAATTTATTATATAATTTATTTAAACAATTTGCGTAATAATTTGATTCTTAAAAAAAAAATATTAATTATATTTAAATACACTAATGCTATTTTTTCTTATAAATATTTTTAATGCTTGTATTCTTTAATAATATCAAAATTATTAAAGTTTTGTCTATTTTCTTATTATTACTCATTAAATTACGTTTATTTTCATATTGTTTCTTCTTAAAATATTGAATCTTATTTTTTTCTTGTGTTTTTAAATAATTTAAAGCAAACAAATTTGACATAGCATTGCTATTAGTTGTTACTAAACTCATTAGAATTACTGCAGTAGTCATCATTAATAATGCTAAATAATTTATAAAAAAATAAATCAATTTTTTTTATAAATTATTACTAGTTGTTATTAATATCCTTGAGCACTAAACCGACGTATTGAAACATGACTTATACCATGTCGTCTCTCTAGATTTGTATTTATATAAGATTGATATTTCCAAGCATCTTGTACTGCTAATTCTTGTAATTGTGAAATAGGTGTTTGTAATTTATTTAATGTATTTCGACTAAAGTTATGAATATTATTATTTAAATGAGAATACAACTTTTCACGAACATCTGTGTTATCTTTAATAATATAAACTAATTTTTCTTGCATAGTTGGATAGTCAGATAAATTAACTAATAATTGTTTAATATCATGACCTGAATAATAAGTAAAATTATTAGCAACAGCATTATCAAAAACATGAGGAAGAATTTCTTCATAGCATCTTTCTAAACATTTCCAATTATTACCTTTATAATTAGATAAAGACTCAAAAAAATCTGTTAAATAGTCGTCATTACTTATAATAGTTTGAACTAAATCATCATAAGTATCCCAACTTTGTGTATAGCACAATTTAATTAATTGTTTTTGTATATTATAATTAATGCCTCGTCCTTGACGACGAGATTTATTAATATGTTTCATATTATTATTTTTTTTACCCGTTTTTTTACGTCTAAGTGTTTTTTTAACCATAGTATATATAATAATATAATAATATAATAATATATAATTATTGAGTGCCAAGACTTGTTGCATCATTGTCAAACCAAGTCATTTTAATAGTGGCAATATTGGTTTTTATAATTTTATATGACGTGCTTAAAGCATACAAACTTATTAATTTATAATATTCTCCATTTTGAATCCAACTAA